AAGGCGAATAGTAATGAGATTTTCAATCGAGGCGGAGCAATCAGTCATAGGCGCATTACTTCAAGACCCCGCAAAACTGGATGACGTTCTTGAACTGATTAACGATTCTGATTTTTACGGTGCTGCGAACCGCGCAATATTTAAAACAATCGTTTCGGTGCACCAGTCAAACAAGACTGCAGACGTGATAACCGTAGGCGATGCCATGGGTGACGCCGGAACGCTAGATCACGCCGGCGGGTTTCCGTATTTGGTCGAGCTATCAAACAACACCCCAAGCTCTGCAAATATTAAATCTTACGCGGCAATCGTTGCTGACCGCGCAATTGAGCGCCGTATAACCGAGGCAGGACAACGAATAGCTGAAATTGGCGATAATGAGTCATCTGACGTTGATAGCAAGCTTGATTCGCTTCACGGTGAGATTGCAGGGCTAGAGCGGCGTGACAGTGTTACAACGGTTACTTTTGATCAGCTGATTAAATCGCGCATTGTTACGCTAGACGGTAAATTCAACGGGACATACCCTAGGGGGATGGATACTGGATTCAAAGACCTAGACGAGCGCTACGGCGGTATAGGCAATACAGCGCTTTGGGTATTGGCCGCTAGACCCGCACAAGGAAAGACGGCTCTTGCCATGAATATCGCTTACAACATCGCGAGACAAGGAAAGGAGGTAATCGTTTTTAGCTTGGAAATGGGGAAAGAGGAGCTAGGCGATAGACTAATGGCAAGCGCGAGCGGCGTTAATTCAAAAAAGATACGCAGCGGACAATTGGAGGGTGAAGATTGGAATAACTTATCTGCAGGCGTTTTGAAACTAAAGCCGCTAAAAATCCATGTTATCGATATTCCTGCAATCGATATTCACCGAGCAAAGGCCATTGCGCGCAAGTTTAAGCGCTTTGGAGAAATTGGGCTAATAGTTATCGATTATCTGCAGCTGATGACTGACAGCAAAGCCAAGAGCCGTTTTGATGAGGTTTCAAGCGTAAGCCGTGAGTTGAAAGTTTTGGCTAAGACGATTGGCTGCCCAGTGCTGGCATTATCGCAGCTTAATCGCGGTGTTGAGTCTCGCCCAAATAAGCGACCGCTAATGTCAGATTTGCGCGAGAGCGGACAAATTGAACAGGACGCCGATATCATAACTTTCATTTATCGAGATGATTACTACCAGCCGGAAAGCCCAAACAAAAACACGGCAGAGATCATTACCGCTAAATTCCGTGAAGGCGAAGTTGGGACTGATATTTTGGGGACACAGCTGCAGTTCAGTCGATTTATCGATTTTGACCCTAGCAGCTATGTTTACGATTGGAGCGACAAACAAGGCGCCGGCGATAAAGGCCGTGCCAGTTTTTAAGGGGAAGACCATGCTCGAGCAACAAATGAAAGAGTACACAAAAAAGCCAAGCCTATACCACGACATCGAGCCAACATGGGACGGTATGTGGTGCATCCGTGGGGGTGACGTAGTAAGCGATTTAAAGCGCGCCGTTTTGATTCGAGACGGGTTAATTAAGTGAACGTAAAGATTTGCAAATAAGAATGTAAAAAGGCCAACAGGGTGAAACAATGCAACAGCTAATTAAATATATTGGGGTGTAAATATGGAAAATAAAGAAGTTAGTAATTTAGTATCAAGCCTATCAGAGCTTATTAAGTCAATGGATTTAGATAGTGCAGTTGATGCACTAAACCATGCAAGAGAGCAATTACATAAGATCAGCCCATTTGCTAATGAGCCAGTTGATTTTGTTAAGTGGGTTAAAAACGATTCGGTAACGTCTAACGATTACAACCCAAACAAAGTAGCGCCTCCAGAAATGAAGCTGCTAGAGCTATCTATTTTGAATGACGGTTACACGCAGCCAATTGTTGCTTGGAGCGATTCAGACAAGGGCATGACTGAGGTTATCGACGGTTTCCACCGTAGCCGTGTTGGTAAAGAGTCAAACGTTATCAAGAACCGTGTTAATGGATATCTGCCAATTGTTGACATACGTACAGAGCAAAGCTCTATAAATGATCGTATGGCCTCCACAATTCGCCACAACCGCGCTAGAGGCAAGCACCAAGTGGATGCTATGTGCGGGATTGTTACCGAGCTTAAAAACAGAAATTGGCGCAACGCTAGAATAGCTAAAGAGCTTGGCATGGACGAAGAAGAAGTGTTGCGTTTGTGCCAGATTTCAGGGCTTGAAGGCTTGTTTAGTGACAAGGATTTTAGTCGATCATGGGAGGCTGATGACGCTCAAATAGATTGGGTTGATTTTACTGACGAGCTTGAAGAGGGTGAAATTGATCTTGTAAAAATACCCAACGAAGGAAAAGGAAACAGAATTTTCCACACTTACGAAAAGTGGGAGTGCGAAAAGGCCGGAATGTATGCTCAAAACTTTGAAGGATTTACGTCTTCGCAATGTGAAGAAAAATACAGGGCGTTTTTAGCTGATTCTGATTTGTTCAGATCGGCTGCAAACAAAGTTATCAATGAGTGGAAGCACTCATGCGAGCATTACTTAACCAACTTTGCGATGAACCGTATTGCTTGGATTGGTCAGGCCTCTATGTGCTATGAAACTGGCGTTCCTTCGCGCTATTGCGCCGGATACAACCTTTTGACTGATGAGCAAAAAGAAGAAGCAAATAACGTTGCTCTTGATGTATTAAACGATTGGCTTTTGCAGAATGGCAGAGAGCCTGTAGATATGGACGAGGCCACAAGCGCAGGCCGTCAAGTGGAGACATACTAATGAGCAGAAAAATATACCAAAAATGCAGCGTGCTTGAAGCGACAAAAAGACGAATTGTTGAGGCTTTTGATTCTCTTGAGGTTTTATACATTAGCTTTTCGGGAGGGAAAGATTCCACTGTAATGATGCACTTGGTGTGCCAAGAGGCGCGACTAAGAAATAGAAAGGTAGGCGTTTTCATTATTGATTTGGAGGCTCAATACTCAGCAACTATTGAGCATATTGAGGCGATGATTAAAGAATATGCGGATTGCATCGACTTGCATTGGTTTTGCGGTCAGTTGCTTTTGAGGAATGCAATTTCAGACTTCGAGCCTAAATGGGTTTGTTGGGACGAAAACAAAAAAGAAATATGGGTGCGTGAAAAGCCAGCGCTTGAGGCTGATTTGTCGCAGTATGATTTCTATGTGCCAAAGATGGAGTTTGAAGAGTTAATGGTAATCTTTGGGCCATGGTATGCAAAAGGCAAATCATGTGGCGCATTTATTGGTATTCGATCGGATGAAAGCCTTCACCGTTACCGCGCAATCGTTTCAAGAAAAGACGGCCTTATGCTTGAAGGTCGAAAGTGGACTACAAAGATAGCCCCTAACGTTTACAACTTATATCCAATTTACGATTGGCGAACCGAAGACATTTGGTTGTTTCATTCTCGCTTTAAGGATTTACGCTACAACACAATTTACGACTTAATGACTAGAGCAGGCGTTAAATTTAGTAGCCAGCGCCTTTGCCAGCCGTTTGGAGACGATCAAAAGAAAGGTCTATGGCTTTACCAGATACTTGAGCCAGAAACGTGGTACAAGCTTTTAAACCGTGTTAGCGGCGTTAATTCTGGCGCTCTTTACGCTCAAGACACTGGAAACATAAACGGAACCAACAAAATATCCAAGCCAGATGATAGAAGCTGGGAAGATTACACAAACTTTCTTCTAAAAAGCTTGCCTGTAAAAATGCAAGCTAACTATATTCAGCGCTTTAAAAAGTTCATTGCCTGCTGGAAAAAGCGCGGTTACACGACAATACCAGACGCAGCGCCGCACGATCTTGAAGTTAAGCAGTGGGCACCGTCATGGCGAAGAATGTGCCGCTGCATATTGCGCAATGATTTTTACTGCAAGGGGCTTGGTCAAGTTCAGCCAAAGTCAGAGGCTTACGGCAAGTTTAAGGCATTGCAAGAGGTTAGAAAGACAAACGAGAGGTTATCGGCAATTGGCAAGTGAAATCAAAACAGCATGGCACTTCTACTGCGTAAACGGAAAGCAAGGAACAATGGTAATGCCATACGCCTGTGATGCTGAGGAGGCGTTACGGGAATGCAGGCTATCACTAGGGCGTTAAGGTTATGAGGGTTTACTAACGCAAAGAAATGTAAATCAGCTAACACTCACCCCCAAACTTGGGTAGATTACAAAAAACAAACAGGGGAAAGACAGAATGAAGCCTTCAAGAACGTCAATTTTGCAGTTATTAGAATCTAGCGAGTCTGCAATGGATTTCAAAACCAAGTGCAAGG